GCTTGCTGACCAGTTTGCCGGCCAATCTGCCGCTGCACCTGTATCGCAAGGTCAATGAGCGCGAGCGCGAGCTCGTGTCGAACACTAGCCTGGCCATCGTGCTCAATCGGCGACCCAATCGGTGGCAGACGCCCAGCCAGTTTCGCCGAATGATGACTGCGCATGTGAAGCTGCGCGGCAACGCCTATGCAATGATCGTGCGGTCGATGTTCGGCGACAAAGGGCCCACCGAGCTTATCCCGTTGCACCCGGATCGGGTCCGCGTCGTGCAGATGCCCGACATGTCGCTGGTCTACCACTACACGCGACCAGACGGCCGCAGCGAAGTGTTCCAGCAGTCGCAGGTCATGCACCTGATGGGGCTGACACTGAACGGCTACACGGGCGTGACGCCGATCACCTATCTGAGGGAGACCATTGGCGCGTCGCTGGCGATGGAGCGGCAGGGCTCCAACCTGTTCCGGAACGGGGCACAGGTTGGCAGCGTATTCAAGATGCCGCAGGGCTCAAACCTCGACGACGCACAGTACAAGCGGCTGAAGGCCAGCCTCGACGAGTTCAAGTCGCATGGCGAGCGCGCCGGCGGAACGCTGTTGCTGGAAGACGGGATGGACCTGGGTGCCATCGGCATGACGCTGGTGGATGCGCAGTGGATCGACAGTCGTAAAATGAGCCGGGCGGATATCGCGATGGCTTATGGCGTGCCGCCGCACATGATTGGCGACACCGAAAAAACGACCAGCTTCGGGACCGGCATCGAGTCGCAAAATCAGGGGTATCTGACCTACACGGCTGAAGATGACCTGACGATGTGGGAGCAGGCGGTGGATCGCGACCTGATCGCGGATCCGCGGTCGGACCTCTACGCAAGGTTCAATCGTTCCGCCTTGGTGAAAGGCGATCTCAAAACACGAACAGCGGCTTACGCCAGCGCGTTGCAATGGGGCTACCTGAGCCCCAACGAGGTGCGCGAACTGGAAGATCGAAATCCGCGTGATGGCGGCGATGTCTTCTACGATCCGCCGAACACGGCCGGCGGGAAAGATGCGGCCACCGAAAAGGATCCGACAGATGACGCTCCGCCAGCTGCCTAAGGGTGCGATGCCGGCTCGGCCGAAGAACCTCGAGTGGTCGGCGCCGGCCGACGTGCTGGCCAAGTGGGCCGACACGCCGCGCGCCGCGACGGAAGGCGAGGACGTGATTTCGATCCTCGACGTCATTGGGGAAGACTGGTGGACCGGTGGGGGCTTCACGGCCAAGCGGATGTCGGCAGCTCTCCGCTCGATCGGCGACAAGCCGGTACGGGTGCAGATCAACTCGCCAGGCGGTGACCTGTTCGAGGGCATCGCGATCTACAACATGCTGCGCGACCACAAGCAGAAGGTCACGGTCGAGGTGCTCGGCTGGGCGGCCTCGGCTGCCTCGATCATTGCCATGGCAGGTGACGAGATTGTCATGGGCACTGGCACGTTCATCATGGTGCACAATGCCTGGGGTCTCGTGGTCGGCAACCGGCACGACCTGGCCGAGGCGGCGACGCTGTTCGAGAGTTTCGACAGTGCCATCGTCGATATCTACGACGCCCGCGTGTCGGCCGACCGCAAGACGATCGAGAGCCTGATGGATGCCGAGAGCTTCCTTGGGCCGACCGAAGCGCTGAAGCACGGCTTCGCCGACCGCACCGACACCGACCTGGGCAAGGATGCCGAGGCGCGCGCCGAGGGCGGGATCGACCCCGCTCTGATGGCGCGGCGCCGGACCGAGGCAGCGCTGTCGCGTTCCGGGTTCACCAGAAACCAGCGGGCAGAGATGCTCGCCGAACTCACGAATTCTCCGGGTGCGCGCGATGCAGCCCGGTCAACCGCCACGCGCGATGCAGGCGTCGACATGGCTGCGATCCAGCAGCTGATCAACACCCTCAAGAGCTGAGAGGCTTTCACATGAAGATCACCTACCTGATGGGCGCGGTCCTTGCCGCGCTCGCGATCGGTTGCGTCGCCGCGATGGCCGCGTCGCCCGATCTTGTCACCAGCGCCCTGCACCTCGCGACGCTGCCGGATGCCGTCATGGCCATGAGCCTGCTGCCGATGTCCGGCCACCACGCGCTGCAGGATCCGAAGAACGTTGCCCTGGTGGCGGCGCGCCCGCGTGGCCTGATCATGCGTCCGCGCATGGATGCCGGTGATGCCGGCAAGATCCTCGCCGAGCTGCAGAAGACCTTCAACGACTTCAAGAATGCCAATGATGAGCGGATCAAGGGCGTCGAGAAGAACTGCAGGCGGCGCTCGACACGATCAACGCCCGGATGGAAGCGCTGAAGGTCGGCGGCGGTGGCGAGGCGGCGGAGACCGCCGAGCAGAAGGAATATGCCACGGCGTTCAACCGTTACTTCCGCAAGGGCGTCGAGGACAATCTCGGTGAGCTTGCGGTGAAGGCGGCGGCGACCAGCTCGAGCGATCCGGAAGGCGGTTTTGCTGTCACCACGCAGATGGAGACATCGATCGACCGCGTGCTGACTACGGTGTCGGCGATGCGCCAGATCTCGCGGGTGCTGCCGATCTCGGCGGCCAGCTACAAGAAGCTGGTCAACCAGGGAGGTTCGGGCGGCGGCTGGGTGGGTGAAAAGGAAAGCCGGCCGCAGACCAACACGCCGACGCTGGTGGCGCTCGAGTTTCCGGCTATGGAGCTCTACGCGATGCCGGCGGCGACGCAGTCGCTGCTGGACGATGCCGCAGTCGATATCGCCGCCTGGCTGGGCGACGAAGTGGCAATCACTTTTGCCGAGCAGGAAGGCTCTGCCTTCATCTCCGGCGACGGTGTCAACAAGCCGCGCGGGTTGCTCAGCTACTCCACGGTAGCGGATGCCAGCTACAGCTGGGGCAAGCTCGGGTTTATGGTGACCGGATCGGCGGCCGACTTCATTGCCGAGGATCCGGCCGATCCGCTGATCGACCTGACGATGGCGCTGAAGCAGGGCTATCGTCAGAACGCGCGCTGGCTGATGAACCGCAAGGTGCAGGCCAAGGTCCGCAAGTTCAAGGACGACCAGGACAACTACCTGTGGCAGCCCGGCATCCAGGCGGGCCAGCCGGCGACGCTGCTCGGCTACCCCGTCACCGACGACGACAACATGAGCGACGTTGGCTCGAACGCCTTCCCGGTGGCGTTCGGCGACTTCCAGCGCGGCTACCTGATCGTCGACCGCATGGGCATTCGCGTGCTGCGCGACCCGTTCACCGCCAAGCCCTACGTACTGTTCTACACCACCAAGCGGGTGGGCGGCGGCGTGCAGAACTTCGAGGCGATCAAGCTGCTGAAGTGCAGCACCTGATCGGCTGACGACCGAGCCTTGAGCAGGCCGGCGGCCAAGTGGCTGCCGGCCTCGTCGTTCCCGAAATTCTCACATTGCAAAGGAGGGTCCGATGAAGGACCTGCACAACCACATCACTGCAAAGCGAGGCCTGTCGCCAAAGGCGGCGGTGACAGACAACACGGCCTACGTTTCGGAAGTCTGCGATCGTCAGGGCTACGAGTCCGTGGAGTTCCTGATCCTGATCGGCGCCAATACTGATGTGAACGCCACCTTCACGGCGCTGTTCGAGGACAGCGCTGACAATGTCACATACGCAGCCGTCGCTGATGCCGACCTGTTGGGCACCGAGGCCATCGCCAGCTTCACCGCAGCCGATGACGACAACAAGGTGCGCAAGATCGGCTACACCGGGGGCAAGCGCTATCAGCGGGTCACCATCACGCCGGCGGCCAACGATTCCGGCAACCACTTCGTGGCCGGCTGCTGGCTGCTCGGTCACCCCAACCTCGCGCCCACGCCGAACCCGCCGGTCTGAGACTAGCGGCCGGGCCTGCCGCCCGGCCGCGTTTCCCGCAACATCACAGAGGAGCCTGCCATGCAGGTCAAAGTCACGACGGCCTTCGTCGGCCGACCGGACGCTGAGCCTTTGCCCCGCCAGATCGCGGTTGGGGAGATCATCGAGGGTGAGCTCGCCGCTGTCGCACTGCGCGAAGAATGGGGTGAGGAGGTCGTGGCGCCGGCGGCAGAGCCTCCGTCAGGCGGGCAGTCCGATGGTTCGGACGCAGACGATCCCAAGCTGGACGACATGACCATTCCCCAGCTCAAGGCATTCGCCGCCGAGAAGTCGATCGATCTCGGGACGGCCGACCTAAAGGCCGAGATCCGCGCCGTGATCGACGCGGCGCTTGCTGCGTCGTCGGCGGCCTGAGACTCGCTATGTCGCTGCGCACGCGGATCGAAGCAGAGATTGGCCCTCTGACTGACTGGGTCGCCTTTCGTGACCTCCTGATCGACGTTCTCGTCGAGGCTGGTTACGATGGTGTCGCGGCGCCTATCCGGTCGGTGTATGGCCCCACCATGCATGACGACCCGCGTGCCATTGCTGACCTGATCGTTCTGGTAGCTGACGTCACCGACAGCGGAGCCCGCGACGCGCTCTATTCGGCAGCGCATCTCAGCAATGCTGGAGCGGCCGACATCTATCGGCTGTTGCTGACGGTGGTGGACACCCGTCTTCAGGGCGTGGGGGGCGGTGCGACCATCGTGCTGTCGGCGAACAGCCAGGCCGAGAACACGACGATCGGCGCGACGATTGGCAATCTGTCGGTCGTTGGCGGCACGGGCTCGTGGACGTTCACCAAGACGGCCGACCCGTCGAGCGCCTTCACGCTGACCTCTGGCGCGCTGAAGAATGCCATTGTCTTCAACTACGAAAGCGCCACGTCCTACTCGGTCACCATCCAGGCGACCAATGGCACGGACACGATCAGCGCCACGTTCACGGTCTATGTGACCAACGTGCTCGAGGTCACGCTGAACGATCCGCTGACGATCGACAATACCGAGCTGATCGAGGGCAGCGCCGCCGGCACGCTGGTCGGCACGATCTCGGGCAAGACGTCGGGCTCGACGCTGACGCTGTTCGATAATGCGGGCGGTCGCGTTGCGCTCGACGGGATCGACATCGAGGCTGGGGCGGTGGCCATTGACCTCGACGATTACAACATCACCGTGCGCGAGACGCACCCGGACGCGGCGTCTGCCGTCGATACGGTGTTCACGATCAGCGGTGTATCCGCGAGCGCACCGGCCATCGCCGCGCCGACTGAGGTGACGTGGATCGACGGGACGAACCCACCGTGGTTCAATATGACGGTGCAGGAACTCCCGCCCGACGAAGTGCAGGTCGGGGACATTCCGCAGATCCGCTACAATGGCGCTGGCACGATCTATTCCGGTGCGGCCGTGGAAAGCTTCCCTCTCGAGCTTGACTTCTCCGGCGCCAGCCTGCCGACGCAGGCCGTTGACGGTTACGGTCAGGTCCGCTTCGTGCGCGATCCGGGCGGCGGCGGCGAGGTCATCGGCGTTTGGTCCAGTGCCAGCGAGGGTGAGTTCACGATTGCGGCCACGGGGCTGACCTACTCGCTTGCCGGATGGATCGAAAATTCCACCTCATTTGGGCCAAGCGCGACGGCCACGCTGGACCTCGGCGCGGCTGCTGCGGATCGGTTCGTGCTGGTCGGCATCATGAGCGACGGCAACCCGACATTGACTGCTATCCCGCTCAGCCTGCCTCTCATTGAGAGTGGGGAGTCGTGGGGGCTCAAGGCCTTCTATGGCGACTTTGTCGCGACTGGCAGCGGCGCGACCTCGATGACCGTCACCGTAGGCACGAGCGCTGACCTGCGCTGCCCGGTGTTCGTGATCCGGGGCGTGGCTGGCCTTGTGGTGAAGGCTTTCGAGATTGGTAGCCCAGCCACAGTGCCAGTCGAGGCTGGCGATTTGGTCATTGCCATGGAGCTATATGACAACGCCGAGACGTGGACCAATTCGCCGACCGAAGCAGCGGACAACACTTATTCAGACGGCACGACAGAGTACTACAAGGGTTGGGCTGCGGCCTTTGTCATTGATGCGCCAAACGCCGCATTCTCTCCGGGCATGGCGTCCGGACGTGAAGCTCGCATCGCCCTTATCGTTCTCGGAGAGGCATGATGGGCAACGGCTATGCAATGGGCCTGAATGGGCTCACCGACTGGCAGGCTATCAGCCCCTTCATCGACCTGATGAAGATTTCCCGCCGTTTCGAGGGGAAGGGCGCCAGCCCTACGCTGCAATATACCGACCTTGTCGACGGCGGCTATCTGGACGCCAACGGCTGGCCGACCGCTATCCCGCCCGGCTACTCGCACATCGAGACGTTGTGGGCGTGGGGTGGCGACGGGCCGACCGAGCCGATGGTGATGACCTGGGAGGGGTCCGGCACGATTGCCATGAACTGGGTGACCATCGACGCCACGTCCGATCATCGCGTCGAGTTCACGAACACCGGCGGCGATCTGATGTTCCTCACCATCAGCGCCACAGACCCGGGCGAGACGGGCGACTATATCCGCAATATCAAGGTGTTCCCTGCCCGGTTTGAAGCGCTGCTGAACGCGGGGGAAATCTTCAATCCTGACTGGCTGCCGCTGGTGCGCAACGTGCGTCAGGTCCGCTTCATGGATTGGGTGATCACCAACCACAACGGACAGGTCGAGTGGGTGGACCGCCCGCTTCCGGCGGCGGTCACCTACACCGGATACGATCGATCGGCGATTACAGTCAGCGGGATTGTCGACACCATCAGCGAAGGCCAGGTGTTGACGGGGGCAATCAGCGGCACGAGCGCCGTCATTCACCGCATCGTTCGGACCGGGACCACGGCCTATCTTGTGCTCAAGTCCCATTCCGGGAGTTTCCAAGGGTATAGCGACAACGGCACCCCCGAAAACACTGAAGACGATATCCCGGCCGAAACAATCACTTCCGCCACAGGCTCAGCGACCGCAGGAACTGTGAGTTATATCCGTGCATCTTACGGCGGCGTACCCCTAGAAGTCTGCATTGCCCTCGCCAACGAGTTGCAGTGCGATGCGTGGTTCTGTCTGCCCGCCATGGCGTCGGATGACTATATCGATGAGTTCGGGACGCTGATCCACGACACGCTCGACACTGGCCTTTTGGCGACTATCGAGTATTCGAACGAAATCTGGAATTTCCTCTTCAGCCAGACCCGCTTTGCCTACGATGGGGCGAACGGGCTGTGGGGCACAACTGGCGATGCGCATTTCAAGTATCCGCCGATGCGCGCAACGCAGATGTCGCAAATCCTCGCGCCGATCTGGGGTGCTGATTTCGGGGTGACTTGCGAAGTGTCGTTCGGCATCCAGACCGGCAACGCCTACTATCTCGCAGGCCAGCTCGACAATGATGCGTGGGTCACTGCGGGCACGCCCGGCACCCCGGCCGAGCTGCGGGATCATATCCACTCGGTGGCGCAGACTTCCTATTTCGGCCCTGACGCCATCAGCGACGACCGCGACGGGCTGATGACCTATGCCGGTTCGCACACCGAACAGGAAACCTTCGACTACATGAAGGCGGCATGCCTCAACCCCGGCAATGGCAGCGTGCCGTGGCTCACTGGCGCATGGGGTCTGGTGAAAGCGCTTTGTGACCCCGACGGGATCAAGCTGCGGCTCTACGAAGGCGGCACGCATATGGTGGCTGGCGGTTACATGCCGACTGGCTATCTGGCTCTGCAATTCGCCTTTGCCGCCAGCGAGCAGATGGCGGATGTCTACAAGGCTTCAAACGATGCGTGGGAACTGATCAGCAACAGCCCCCACATGCAGTTCGTGGACATCGGGAGTCATTCAGAGAACGGGACGTGGGCGCTTTACCCGACACTGACATCCCGCACCCCCCGTGCCCGGTATATCGAGACCAAGGCGCTTGGCCTGACCTATGTTGCTGGCAAGACTGGCGCGACGATGGTGGCGTGATGTGGATGCCGAGGAAGCACCGTAGCAGAGGACTAGGCCCGCGTAGAATAGGCGACCGCGACGTCTACGCTGAACTGGTTGCCTATGGCCCCGGAGCGCATGCGCGGCTCCGGCAGATGCTGGCACGCCCGCTGGCGCTGATGTTGTTCGCGAGCGCGTTTAACAATCGTCGCGGCAACTATCGGCCGCTCAGCTCATAAGTGGCATGATGGCGGCGTTTGAGCAGGAGCAAGGCCGCAACCGCTGCCGCCAGCATCCACAGGCCGGCAGGCAAGGGGACGGCAGCAACAGGTGGGGCCGGGTTCTCCCGCACGCTCCATGTGCCTGGGGCGGCCGTGGCCGTGTAGGTCTCGCCAGGGGAGTATTGCCAGTAGCCAGTGTCGCCTGAGGATGTCGTCACGGCGCTCCATTGTTCTCCGGCTGTGCGGCCGGCGCCGTCATAGGCCCGAAGGATCCAATCGGAAATGGCGCCGGCACTGTCGGTGATCAGCCTGAGATAGATCTGCGAGGTGCAGCAAATGGGGGCGGCCGGATAATGCGGAACAGGATCCAGATAGGCGGCCGAGAAGGTATTGCGACCGGTCCGGATACTCGCCGAGGTGAATGTCGGCAGCGCAGTGAGGCTCCAGATCCCGCCGCCACCCACCGACCAGGACAGCACCAGATTGTCGGTGTTTGGCAAAAGGGCTTCCGAGAGGGCGATCGATGCGGTCATCGACATCGAGAGATCGAATGGGGTGAAGCTGCTGTGCTGGCTGCTCTCTTCAATGCTGGAGTAGTTATTGCCCGTGTAGCTGTAGGTCACCGGGACAGCCGAGGCCGGCGTTGCCAGCGTCACGAAGGCGAGAACCGCCAATAGTCGCGAGAACATGCTTTGTCTCCCTCAAGACGTTGCATCAGGCCGCGACGGCATCAGGGACTCAGGATTAACGAAGAGTCAATGCAACCCCACGCCCTGACCGCATCTGTGGGGGCACACGAATTGAACCAGGCTCGCTTTGGCGGGCCTTTTTGTTGGGATGGACGGGAATGCACTCTGCGCTGACGGTAGTCTCGCCCAATGCGAACAAGGGGCTGACGACCCTCACGCGGCTGAAGAGCGAGCTCGGGATATCGGGGGCAACGGACGATGCCTTGCTGGGGGCGAAAATCCTTGAGGCGTCGTCGGATATCGAGACGCATCTGAACTGCGTGCTGCGCAGCGAGGTGGTTTCGGAGACGTTCTGGAGCTTCGGCGGTTGCCCGGATGTGGTGGTACTGGGTCGCTATCCGGTATCGGCGATCGGCAGCGTGACGGTGGATGGCGAGCTGGTGCCATCGGGCGAATATCGGCTGGTTGGCGAGGCGGGCCTGCTCTACCGGCTCGATGATGCGGGCTATCCGTCGCGCTGGCGGGTCGGGCGCGAGCTGGTGGTGCAGTATACCGCCGGCTACGTCATGCCGGCGGAAGGCTCGCCGACGTTGCCGGCGGTGCTGGAGGCGGCGTGCCTTGAGCTGCTGGGCAGCTACTGGACGGCGCGCGGGCGTGACCCGCTGGTGCGCGAAGAACAGGTCGAGGGCATCGGGCGGACGGTGTACTGGGTCGGCGCTGTCGGTGCTTCCGGGGCGTTGCCGCCTGGCGTCGACAGCAAGATCTCGGCGTTTCGGCGGGTGTCCATCGGATGACGCCGGAACAGGCGCGGGGCATGTATCGGCGGCAGTTGCGGCCGTTCGGCAAGGTGACGGTGCGCCGCTACACCAGCTCGAGCGAGCCGCGGAACTATGTCGACTATCAAGCGCTGGGGCGCGTGTTCGAAGCGGCGCCGGATGCGCTGGCCGGCGACATCAAGCAGCGGAACAGCCGCGCGGTGGTGCTGGCCGAGGATCTGGAGGCGGCCGGCCTCAGCGGCCCGGTGACGGCCAGCGACGTGCTGGTGGTGCGCAGCAAGGTGTATCGGATCATCAGCCCCGACATCGAGACGCGGCGGATCGGCAACGTGGCGATTGCCTATGAACTTGAGGTGCGTGGATGAGCGGGTTCGCGGATTTCGCGGCGGCGATCCGGACGGTGAGCTTCAGCAGCGACGGGATCGGCGCGGAGTTTGCGGGCAGGGAACTGGCGAAGTTCGCTCGCGAGCAGCTGGACGAGACGATTGCCAGCGGCGCGGGCAGCCCGATCTATGACCTCTATGTCAACGACCGTCCGGCGGTCAGCGAAGACGAAGTGGAGATGGCCGGGTCGATCCTCTACGTGTTTTCGTGGTGGGGCGACATCATCGCGACGGCGCTGGAGGAGCTGATCAAGCGCAGCCCGAAAAAGAGCGGGCGCTATGCCAGCAGCTTCGTGGTGCTGGTCGACGGGCATGTGGTGGCGCCGGGTTCGCCGATTTCGGCGAGCGCGGAGGTGATCATCACCAACGTGCAGCCCTACACCCGCAAGGTAGAGGTTGGCGGGATGGTGATGAATGTGCCGCCGCGGGTGTTCGACCGGGCAAAGCGCGGGATTGACCGGCGCGTCGGTGGGCGAAAGCGCGGCGTGTTCACGCAGGTGAAGTTTCTCGACCTGCCGGCCGGCATCCATCCGCTGGTGCCCTATCAGCTGCGTGGCCAGTATGACGGCCGGCGCAACGCCTATGTGGCGTCGGTGCGCAACAACACCCGCCAGGCGGGTGGCGTGAAGATCCATCGCCGCAAGGCGCTGTCGGCGGGTGAACCGATCACCTATCCGGCCCTCGTGATCAATCTGGAACGCTGAGATGGCGAGCGCCGCGGCCTTCACGGCCATCGAAACCAAGTTCCGCGCGGACTGGGGCAGCACCAGTGCGCTGTATTTCGAGAACGAAGACTGGGCGCTGGGCGATGCGCCGGCGCATTTCCTGTTCGTCGAGGTGTTCGGGGATTTTTACGACCAGGCCTCGATCGGCGCGGGGTCGCGGGACGCGAACCTGTGGCGCGAGGAAGGGCAGGTGCTGGTGCATGTGATGACGCAGCGCGGCATCGGCAGCACGAAGGCGCGGCAGCTCGCCGAGCGGGCGCTCGACATTTTCCGGGGCACCGACCTCGGCAGCATCACTTTTCGGGAGGCGTCTATCGGCGCCGGCGAGCCCGGAGACGCAGACGGCAATTACTGGCGGATGACCGCCAGCATCAACTGGCAGAGGGATGAAGGATGACCGACAGCAATCGCGTTCGGCTGACCCATATTCGCGAGGCGACGCTGGGCACGACCCCGGTGACGCCCCGCATGCGCGAGGTGCGCTTTACCGCTGAGGCGCTGAGCTTCAAGCCGGTTTTCGTGCAGTCAGAAGAGCTGCGCTATGACCGGATGAACTCGGACCAGATCAAGGTCAACGAGACGCATGGCGGCAGCGTCAATGGCGAGCTGAGCTGGCCGCCGGACAACTCGCCCTGGTCGGACTGGCTGGAATCGGTGATGGGCTCGCAGTGGGTCAACACCCCGGCGCGCGACAATGACGGGGTGGCGGACTCGGTGATCACCGCCGTCACCGCCTCGAGCGATACCTACACGGTGACGACCGGCGATGCTTTTGTTACCGGCATGCTGGTGCGCGCCAGCGGGTTCACGGCGGCCGGCAACAATGGCTTGTTCCGGGTGGAAAGCGGCTCGGGCGCCACATCGGTGGTGGTGCCTTCGTCTCCCGGGCTGACCGATGAGGCGGCGCCGCCGGCGGCGGCTCGGCTGAAGGTGGTGGGCCTGCAGGGCGCCTCGGGCGACCTGGTGGCAGCAGCGGACGGGATCACCTCGACCTCGCTCGACTTCACCACGCTGGGGCTGGCGGTTGGGCAGTGGATCAAGATCGGCGGCACCGGTTCGGCCTTCCGCTTCGCCACTGCGGCCTGCAATGGATGGGCCCGGATCATCGCGATTGCCGCCACAAAGCTAACGCTGGACAACCTGCCGGCGACATGGACGACCGATGCCGGCACCGGCAAGACGCTGCGGGTGTTTTTCGGCGACCGGCTGAAAAACGGCGTCGAGAAGCTGGGGCAGACGCTGGAGCGCGGTTTCCTTGGGCAGGATGTGCCGGTCTACATGGTCGACAAGGGCATGGTCTGCGGCCAGATGGAGCTGAGCTTCCCCTATGACGACAAGGCGACCTGGGTGGCGACGTTCATGGGCATGAGCGGCGGGGTCGGCACCACGTCGCTCGACGATACGCCCGATGCGGCGACGACCAACCCGATCATGGCGGCCGGCGTCAATGCCGGGCGGATCGCCGAGAACGGGGCGGCGGTGCTGGGGCCCAACTTCGTCCGCTCGCTGACGCTGAGCATCAACGGGAACCTCCGCGAGCAGGGCGCGATCCGCGGCGACGGCAGTTTTGGGCCGGTCGGCATCGGGGTGGGCAGCCTCGACGTGATGGCGACGCCGGAGACCTATTTCGGGTCGGACACGCTGCTGAACAAGCTGTTCGCCGGGACGCCGACCAACATCAATGCCCGGCTCGACAAGGATGGGCAGGCCCTGGTGTTCGCGGTCCCGCGGATGGTCTTCGGCGATGGCGTGCCCAATGCCGGCGGCAAGAACCAGGACGTGATGCTGTCGATGCCGGCGACGGCCAGCAAGGATCCGCTGACCGAGGCGCATCTGCTGATCGACAGGCTTGAGTACGTGGAGAATTAGTGGGCGCCGAGCGCCACATCTACCAGGCGGCGAATGGCCTCAGAGCGACTCGGAAGGTCGGCTTGCTCCCGTCTCCATGCGTCTATCGCTGCCAGTTGCTCGTCAGTCAGACCGATAAGGAGCTTAGTCGGGTACTTCAGGGGCTTGGCCATTAAATATCCGGATATGCGGTATTGACAGTACAGATATATAACATATCCTTAATGTCGAACCGAAGCAAGGCGGCAACCTTGCTCCGGTTCTCACCACCGAAAGATCGCAGGAGATCGATGATGGCTACTGCAACCTATAGCAGGACCGGATGGCCCGAGACCACTGTTCGTCTCCGGGAGCGCCTTGAGCAGCAGATTGAGCAGATGATTGCTGTCCTTGATATGCTCGATGCGTCCGACGAGGACGTCGAACCCGACGCAGACTTCGAACCGAACAACGACGACGAATGGTGGTTGGGGTGGTCGGAGGGAATTGTGCAACGGGTGGCTTCGGACGCTCAAATGTTCTTCGAGCCGCTTGAGCGCGATTTCTGCGTCGAAAGGTCGGCGTGATGGCGTTGGTGTTCAAGGAAAG